GCTATGCACCACGACATCGGGCCGGGCGTAGCGGAGGAAATCCAGGTGGGGGCGCAGGGCCGCCAGAACAGCCGGCCGCTTCAGGGCCAGCTTCGGCTTCGTCCGGTTTGGATTGAGGTCGACGTGCCAGGCTCCCGTAGCCGGTGGCTGATCGAACCAATTATGGGCGACGGCCCAGGTCGTGCCCAGGTCGAAGGCGGCGATCTTCATTTGTCGTAGCCGCAGGCGGCCAGGGCCTTCGTCACCAGCTTCCAAACATGCTGGGAAAGGCGCGGATGGTTAAAGACTTCCGCCTCATGGGTGTAGGTTTTGTTGAGCATCGACAGGTGCAGGGCGGCTTCATCCCGGCCCCGCATGGTGGCAACATGATAGTCACCACGGGTCTGTGTGCCTCCGATGTTGTCTATTTGCATCCTCGCAAGCTCGGTGTGCTTGCCAGTGATCGCTGACCACAACTCTACCTTGACAATTATCATTTGCGATACCTCGGTCCTTTCCAGGTCTCAAACGCGATAGGGATCTCAATGTCCTTGACCCACTGTTCCACGTCTTCACCGATCTCGCGGAAGGCGGCCTCGTCGGCGTCAGCCAGCAAGGGCTCAACCACGATCTCGTCGTGGACATCCAAGACCACGGGGAAGCCGTTGGCGTCAAGTATTTTCTTCGCGCGCTCGACAATCTCCCGTTCGATCTTCATCACGACATTCTCAGCCAGGCTGCCGCCGAAGGCGTGCTTCGTGACCCAAGCCCCATTCTTCTCGACCTGGTAGGTGAACCCGCGGCGGTAGTCTGGCTTGTCATCCGTCGACCAGGGCGCGAGGGTCGTCACCTTCTCCGGGTAGGTATACCAGATCTTCGAACCGTTGGGGATCTCAGCCGTCAGCCATATGTCTTCCAGCCGGTAGGTGATGCCGTGGCTCTCGTGGGGATAGCCGTCCCAGACCGTGTCGACAGCGGCGTCCTGCAGCCCATACCATAGGGGAGGGACCAGAGGTGCCCACTCCTTACGATAGACCCGGACGACCTCCTCGCAAAACACCAGGGTCTGCCCGTTCCCATACTTAAGATAGAAGGTTTTGCCTGCCATCTGAAAGCCGAGCCCGAGCACACTGTTCTTTCCGGTCTGCCGCTCCTTGGGGTTCTCTTTCTTATTGAGCGGACGCTTGTAGATGCTCTCGGCCATGTCCAGGTAAACGTCCGCGCCAGCGGCCATGAGCGCGGTTTTGTCGCGCTGACCAGCGAGCGCCAGAACAGTGCGCGCTTGGATACCGGCATAGTCGCCAGCCAGGAAGATACGCTTTGGGTCCGCACAGATGATATGTCGCAGCCCCGAAACCACAGCCTCCACGGGAGGTCCATACATGGCTTCGACATAGTCGGCGTCTCCCGTCATCATCGCGTCGACCAGGGGCTGTGGATCAGTCGGGGTTTCGCCGTCCACCTTGAGGGTGCCGCGGGGAAAGTTGTGGGCCTGGAAGAGGTGGGAGGTCTGCCGGCCAGGGCCAGTGCCGTGGTAGCGTAGGACCCCCTTGGCCCTGCCATCTAGGCCGACGCACGCCTCCATGGACTTGAGTTTCTTGATCGACGTAGAGCCGACAAGCTGGCGGATCTCCAGGGCGCGGCGGACGGCCGGCGTGAGGTAGTGGTTGCTCTCCCTGGCGGGCTCGGACAGCGGATCTTCATCGGCGTCGATGTCTTTCCCGAGAGCCTTGGCCGTATGTTCCTTGTCCAAGCTTTCGAGGCCGGCCCCCTGTTCATTGGCCCAGTTCTTGATCTTCGCAATCTGAGTGAAGTTCAGGCCACCTGTGAGGAGCTTGAACTCGGCGGCCAAGGGCGCGGTGGCGGTGTCAACAATCTTCTGCATCGCCCGCACCAGGGGCATGTCGAGCCGCAGTCCGCGCTCGTTGACCTTCGTGGCAAGCTCCCAGATCGGACGCTCATGCGGGGGAAGCCAGCCAATACGCTTGTGCAGGGCCACCTGGCCGTCGATGTCACTCTCGCAATAGATCCCAACACGTTCCCGAATGGCGGGCGTGATCAGAGGCCACTGGCCGTCCTTCCCAACCTTCGACAGACCAATCGTGAGCTTCGAGCCCTCCTTGTCCTTCTCCTGGGTCAGCTTGAGGGCGCGTAGGATCTTATCCAGCTTCGCAGGAAGGGCAAGTTGGTTCCCCCGAGCCATCGTATCATGCCACTGGGCAATGGGGATGGGCGGCCAGCCCAGCGGCTCCATGTGGTTCTTCCAGATCGGCCGTTCGAACGCACAGTTATGGCAGACGAAGAACCAGCCTTCTCGGATGGCCTTCAGGAGGTAGGGGTCAACCGGGTCGCCTGGCCACCAGGTCCCGCGGCGTCCGTCGTGGCCACCATAGGACAGGCATAGGACCTCGGTCGTTGGATCTTCCGCATAGCGGTAGGAGCCAGCCGAAGTCAAGTCGACGAAGGAGCGAGTTTCGAAGTCGATAACAACCCAGTTGGGCATGGCGGCTCCTGAAATGGGTGCAGAGCACTTCCCTCCGCTCGGGGCTCGTGGCCCGTTCCCCGCCCTCTGCACTTCCACCAGGCGGTGTCCTGTACGAGGGGCGGGGCCTGGCAAGCCAACACCTTTATCAGTGGTGGGCTACCAGTTCTCGTCGGAGGCCGAGGATTTATTCTCGAACTCGCCCTGAGTGGGGTCTTCCTCGCTCTCGATCCCCTGATAGGAGGAGAACCGGGAGGTCGGGTCAGCGCGGTTGCCAATCAGTCTCTCGCCGCCGCCGACACTCTCGACGGCTTCGAGATAGGCGTTGACGCCCGGGAGGCCCGTCGCACCGACGCCGTCGTAAGCCTTCAGCCGGACGCCGAACATGACGTTCTGCCCGGTGTAGAAATGCTTGCGGCCAGCGGCCTTGATGGCGTCGGGATGTTCCAGGGACACCGGCCGGCCGTTCTCGCGGACGGTCAGTTCCGGGGGGTATTCGTCCTTGGACCGGGCGATGAAGATCTGCCGGCCGCGGGACCATTCCCGTTCCTGGATCACCTTGCCGGCCTTGTTCTTCTTGCCGGCGGCGTGATCCGCCTTGTTCCGGTCGGCCAGGTCGGTGCCGTCCTGCAGGGGGACCTGCAGTTGCTTGGCCCGGATCGCCGCACCGACATCCAGGGACGGCCACTTGGCGCGGGTGACCTGGATGATAAGACCGCGAAGACGCTTGAGGTCGGCGCTGTCGTTCAGGAATTCGAAGTTCCCGGAGAACCGGGCGACCTCGTTGGCGGACTGGGTGATGCGTTTGGCCTCCGTCAGGTTGAGGAAGCTGCCCAGCACGGGCTCGGTGGTATCGAACGTAACTCGGTCTTCAGTATCGGCCATGTGGTGGCTCCTATAGGATGCCGGCTTTCCCCGGGGGATGGAGCAACCCCGGGGTCCGCCAGTTGACAAGGCCCCTTGTGGGGCTCGAAAGAACCCTAGCTGGCGTCTTCCTGGGTGTCAACCCCTATATGGGTGGCAAACCTCTCAGTGGGTTTCGAGACCGGGACAGCCTTGCGTGGGTCGTCCATGAGGGCAACGGTCAGGCCGGTGTCCGGGCTGTAGCTGAATTGATGGACCCATTCCTTGGCCCCGGGGATCTTCTCCATCTGGGCGGGGGACTTCACCTCGCGCGGGGTCCAGGCGTCATCACCGAAGCGCGCCGTGGCCAAGCCTATAGCACCGTCCTTGAATACCCGGTTGGATTTCTTGTTCACCAGCTTGGCCTTGCCGCCGAGGTCGCGGGCCTTCATCAGCCGACGCATGACCTCTTCCTCTTGGGCCTTGAGGTAGAACTTGATCGCTGCCCCCAGGCGGTAGCTCTCGCCTAGCTGCTCGTCCGACAGGTTCGGAATATGCTTGGGGTTCGCCTTGGCCGCGGCCCCTACGATGGCGGTCATCAGGGGACAGACTAGCTTGGCGGGGCAGAAGCGGCAATGCTCACCCGCATCCAGACTGTCGTCGAACTCGGTGGCCAGCATGGCGGGGACCAGGACGCCATGGATCCACGCCTTGATCTCCGACACAGTGGTAGACCAGGAGCGCACGGGTCCGTCCAGGTGGAAGCCGCGGGGCTGGCAGATGGTCAACCACACGACGGCGTCGTCGGCGAAGGTGAAACCTCCCGCGTGCTCAATCCCGTCAATCAGGCCGAAGGCGTAATACTGAAGCTGGACGTTGCCTTTGACCTCGACCATGATCCCCTCGCCACCCTTCAGGTCGACAACGTGGATCACCTGGCGGTCGCCGGCCAAGGTCGGTTGATAGATACCGGCGAAGTCGCACGTCCCATAGAACAGGGGGTGGACAGGGCTGCTGATGCCATACTCGACGTAGCTTTCGGTCACAGTCAGCGACCGGACGTAGTCGAGGTAAATCTGGACTGGGTTCGCCAACTCGGGCGTCATGACCGTGTTGTTGAAGGTTTCTCCCACGATCTCCCAGGCGTCCAGCTTCTCAGTCAGGCAATGGGCGGCAGCCTCGTGCATAGCCACGCCCTCGCGGCGGTAGTCCGGCTCGTCGCTTTCGTCCAGGCCCAGGTACTGCAGGAGCGTGACCGAGCCCGGGCATTTCATCCAGCGTTCAGCCCCACTCGCTCCTAAGCGACTGTGTGTCGGGCGTATCGTCAAATCGGTCATCGAATTTTTCCTCGGAAGAAACGTCGTTAACCATATTCCGTTCCCGGGCTCTCGCCTCGCAGTAGGCGATCTGGTCCCGAGCCTGGCGGGCTACCTGTTCGTCTTGGGACTGCCTAGACATTGCTGGGTGGTTTCCCATCGCCGAGAGAGCGGCTACATTAAGGGGACTGCACACTGCCCCCACCAGCATATCAGGCCGTCAGCTTCGCCAGCTTGTCCAGATAGTCTTGGCGATGGGCCTGGGGAATGTCGGTGATCCCGAACTTCTGATCCGCGGGGAACAGGTCCAGGTTCCGATAGGTTTCCTTCAGATCCAGGATGGGCTCGCGCTTACCGAGCTTGCCGGCGGCGGCTGAAGTCGCTGACAGGATGGCCTCGTCAGTGATCGTCGCGACCGAAGCCGGCGTGTCCCATTCATCTGAGGCCGTAGCGTCGCCAGTAGCCGTGGAGCCAGCTTCCGTGGCCGTTCCAGGCTCGGAGGCAGGCGGGGCAGCTTCGGCCGGCTGGTCGGGTGCAGGGCCACCCTTTGCCGCGGCAGCAGCGTTGTCCGCCTCGATCTCGGCGTTCGTCCGGCGACGGCGGCGTGTCGGGGCCGTCGCCTCGGGCTCCCCCGTATCGCCGGCCGGTGGCAAGAGTTGGCCTCGACCTTGATCTGGCTGGGGTTCGCCGAACTTCTCAGCGAGGTCGACCGTGGGCTGCCGGGATTGCGGCGCGCCGAGGCCGAGGAGTTCGCCGATCTTATCCCGGGCGACCTTGGAAATATAGTCCAGGGCGATCACGCCGTCGTGGTCTTCCGGCACAGACGCACTGATCGTGACCTCCGCTTTCTTCACGGGGCCGAACTCCTCCCGCTTCACGCCGAAGCCGAAGCTGACGGAGACGCTATTGATATCGGCTGCGGGCAAGGTTGCCTCCTATGGCTGCCGGGTTGAAGTCTGGCCTACTTACCGATAGCGGTGGCCAAAAGCAAGGACTTTTCTTCGATCAGGGCCGCCGCCTTTACCACCGCAGCTTCCAGGGCTTGGATGGCCTGGTCGTAGGGCAGTCCAACCCGCCACAGGCCGGGGCTGGCTGCCTTGGCAATCCTGGCGTTGCGATCCGCATTCTCAATCATGAAGGCAGCATCGTGCAGAACCCGCATGGCCGAGTTAAGTTCGAACATTCTGGTCCGGGCCGCCTCATGGCGCTCATCCAGATCGTCGTTCACCATTTCACGTCCCTCGCCATAGCCAGCAACACGTCCCGGAACTCGGGAGGTGTAGCGTCTCGGATCTCCGTCTTTCTCTTCCCACCGACCATTGCCATGTGGCCGATCCGGCGAGCCTTCTCATAGCCATAGCGTTCAATCATCCATTCTGGCAAGGGCTTTTCGCACGGACCCCAACGAAGCTCCGGGAGATTGATCCCATTTGCATACAGCCAAGTCCCCTTGCGGGAAAAATGCCCGTAGTGGCCTTGCTCGACATAGCAGGCATAGCCGCCATAGTCATCGACTGGAACCCAGCCACCACTTCGGGGTGGCGTCTTCAGGCCATAGTAGGCATAGGCCCGGGTCTCGGCTGGATGCTCGACCACCCCACCCCACGTCCTGGCCGCCCACAAGGCATGGGCGAACCGGCCGCCATCGTCCCCAAGCTTATATTGATGGGGTTTGCGGGGTGAGCCACCGAAATAGCGCCCCCAGCGTTGGCAGGGGGGGTGAGCCACAACCGGGTGCGGACCATGATAGTCCTGGCTTCGTTGGGGCAGCGCCCAAGGCTCAACACCATCCAGGCCAAAGTAGGTCCCGTCCGCTTCCACATAAAGGGCTGCGACTGTCATTACCATCCGTCGAGATCCGTCGTAAGCCTTTGATCGAGGGCACGGTGGGTGTTGGCCCGCTTGCGGATCGAGGAACCCAGGACGTGCTCGCTGAAGCTGCCCTTGGCGCACAGGAACTCGAACTCAACGCCCTGGACTTGGCCCCAGCGGTCCAGCCGGTCGATGGCCTGTTCGTTATCGCCTGGCACCCAACTGCACTCGGCCGCGATGCCATGGCGACACGCTTCCTGTAGCCCGTCCGTCCCCGTACCAAGGGATAGGATGTTGCCCAGAAGGAGTCGTCGCCCCGGCCTGGCGAACTCGGCTACAATAGCCGGTTTGCGCGAAGGCAGGGTACTCCCGTCGATCCGCAGAGGTTGGAACCGGGCGAGCTTTTTCTGCAGGATGTCGAGAACCTGGGTGTGCCACCCAAAGACCACGACTTTCTCCTCACCGCCATCCAGAACCATCTGGACATACTCTGCCGCCTGGGGCGCTAGGGCCAAGCCCATCATACGCCGGACGGTGGATACAGACCCAAAGGTCTTCATGTCCAGGCCCTCCAGGTTCTCGGGGTCAATGTCGAGAAGCTTCTCAGCGTTTAGGGCTGCTTTGATGGCTCCGGTCTCCTCCACATGGACAATGTCCAAGGTGGGTAGTTTGAGTTGGGGGAGCACGGATCGTTTGAGGCGGCGAACCATGAAGTTCGCACGCATCCGCGCTTGAAGTTCTCCGTGCCGGCCCGACCGTTCGTCAATATAGAGCTTCCCCTCTTCGGTCTCCCGCGTTTCGCTCGGGTTGAACCGCTCACTGAATTTCTCCTCCGACAGCCAGTCGATGCTCTCCCAGCACAAATTCCGGGCTAGGGTGTAAGCCTCTCGGGGACGGTTGGGGAGGGGGGTGCCAGACAGAGCGACAACGTGTGCCGATCTTGAGAAGAGTGAAGCTGCAAGCGGGTTCGCACCGCCTCCAAATACGGTTCGAGACCGGGCAGCGTCAATGGTCTTGAGGTAGTGAGCTTCGTCGAGAATGCATAGATCGTAGCGTCCCTCGGCGAGGGCTTTCCAGATTGGTGTCGTGCGCGCCAGGTCATAGGAGACAACCGTCCATTCTGCTGTTGGATGCACGCCATGTCGGCCGTGCATGATGGGATAGATCGTATAGGGCCAAGTCAGCGTCGTCCAGGTCTTTATGCGTTCAACCCACTGAAGCCGGATGTTCGCCGGGCAGATGACGAGGGTTCGCTTCGACCGCATTTCGTTGGCAATGCAGATCGCCTGCATCGTCTTACCAAGCCCCGGCTGATCCCCGATAAGGGTGTGGGGACGCTTCAGGGCATACTCCACCCCGGCGATCTGGAACCCGGACAGGGACTGGTCGGCCGGGCAGTCGATATGGCCCTGGCTCTCCTGGCACCACGACGCCGTGATGTCGGTCTGCAGGCTGAGAAGCTGAGCCTGGGCCGCCGGGGTCGCCCATTCATGGAAGGCGACCGCCGCGTAAGGCTCCCGCGTAAATAGGACCGCGGTCTCGGGCGTCGAAAGGGCCAGCGACAGATCAAGCCCATGGTCCGCCATCATCACATGGGGGTCCGCTTCACGCCGGCTCACGGCCAGCGTGAACGCCTGAGTGTTGGGATACCAGTCGAGGATCATGATCCTTAGACGTACTTGATCTTGTTGTAGGGGACACCCGCCGCCAGTTGATGACGAAGACAGGCGGCCTGCCACCGGGCGGCAAGCTTTCGCTGCCGGCGGTCGGTGATCCGATGTTTCCGCACAGGTGTCCCAGGAGTGAACTGCACCGGCGCTCGCCACACCCAGACAAAGCCGCCTAGGCTGATGCGCCCACTCGGGGCATAGGTCTGAAGGATTTGTTGGGCTGCGTTTAACATTGACAAGTTCCTGTTGATGGACCTACATAGCGCGGCACCTGGCGAGGAAGCAAGTGAAAAAGTGGAAGCTGTTTCCGGTCACTCCCGGCCAGAAAACCCCAGCACTAGAAGGTGATTGGCGTCTCCACGCGACGGATGACGACGCCCAAATTGACGCCTGGCTCGACGCCGGCTACGACCTTGGGCTCGACTGCGAAGCGTCGGGCCTGGCAATCGTCGACCTCGACGGGGCGGTTGGCGAAGAGACCTGGGCGGCCCTCCCGGGGGCTCCCGAAACCTATACCGTCGAGACCCCGCGTGGCGGGCGGCACCTTTACTTCAGTGGCACAGCCCCATCCAGCGTCCAGAAGCTTGGCCCCAAGATTGATACGCGGGGTGTGGGCGGCTATGTCGTGTTCCAGGGGCCAGGGTACAGACTGATCCGGGACGTGGCCGTGGCTCCGCTGCCCGCTTGGATTGTCCCCGCACTGAACGTCTCCAAGAGTGAGCACAAGGCCGCGGTTGAAACCCTGGACCTTCCCGTCAACCTTCGGCGGGCAGAACGGTTCCTGGCGGCCCGCGCCCCGGCTATCGAGGGACAGGGCGGTGACGACTGGACCTTCAAGACAGCGTGCGCCGTGCTGGACCTGGCCGTGTCGCCAGAAATGGCCCTGGGTCTTATGCTGGACTGGAACGAGCGGTGTATCCCGCCGTGGTCCGAAGACGAACTCGACATCAAGCTCTCAAACGCCGCCTCGTATCAACAGAACGAGCCCGGCGCGTGGGGCGTCTCCTCCGGGACCGAAAGGTTCGCGTCCTACACCTCGCCAGTGATGGATGCTGAGCCGGTCCCGGAGGAGAATAGCCGCTTCCGTCTATGGTCGGTCGATGAGGCGTTGGAACGTCCAGAGCCGGCCTTCCTGTTGCCGGGGATCCTGCCGGCCATCGGTCTGTGTCCGATTGTGGGACCACCTGACAATGGCAAGACCTTCATCGCCCTGGACATGGCCCTACACGTCGCCAGCGGCCTAGCTGGCTGGGGCCGGCCGGAAAGTCGTCCCCGTGACGTGGTCTTCTATAGCGGTGAAGGCTTCGATGACGTGGTTCACAATCGCGTGATGGCCTGGTGCAAGGCTCACGACTTTGACAAGTCAGCCCTCAAGCTGCACTTCCTGGAGAATTTTGCGAACGTCCTGGACGATGGTGATCTGGACGCCATGGTGGCCGCTATCATCGCTAAGGGGCTCAAGCCCGCCATGATCGTGATCGACACCTATTCCCGCGCCCTAACCGAGGCCATGCTGGACGAGAACAGCGCCAAGGAGGTCAACCAGTGGGTTAAGGCGGCGGAAGGGATCAAGCGTGGCTTCCGTTGCGCCGTCGTGCCAATCCATCACACCGGGAAGGACCCGGCCAATGGAGGCCGTGGTTCCAATGCCCTGTATGCGTCGAGCGATGCTCACTTCATTGTCGAGGCAAACTGGGAGCATCGGGTCTTCGCCCTGACCTGCGATAAGCTCAAGGGATGGGCGAAGCCAGCACCGATGCACTTCGAGGCGTCTGTTATAGAGCGGTCCTTGGTCTTGCGTGGGATCACGCCCGAGACCTACAGGAGCGCCACGGCTCAGACAGGCGGCATCAGTGGGCGGGCCATCGGCGCGGCCCTCCTGACCTTCCCTGGGCCGGTCTCGACCCACGTCCTGGCGACGGCACTCTACGTGGCCGCCGATGGCGAAAGCGTCGAGGAGACGCAAGACGCCTTGGAACGCTTGGAACGCAAGCTCCGCACTGGGGCCAAAGAAAAGTGGGCTGTCTATTGTGAGGGCGTGGGGCGCGACTTGACCTGGGCGCTCCCGAGCCGTCCCGAATAGCAAAAGGCCCCGCGCGGGGAGGACCGGCGGGGCCTAGGGCAGGTTCAGGAATTGCGGGTAATTTCCACCGGGGCTTGATCTCCTACGCTGCTACCCCGGAGACTTAGCAGTCCGGGATACGGTCGTCAAGCCCCATGACATCCAGCCCCTTGCGATAATCGTGCCGGATGAATTGTTTGCAGCTATCAACCAGGGCGAAGGCTTCTTCTTCATTGAGGTCCAGGGTATCCACCAGACGTTGGATATTGCCCGCCCACTCTCGAACGGTAAATACCGGCTCCGTGGTTCCCTTCAGAGCACCGGGGCGGCCGACATTGCACCAGACAACACCAGAGCCATCCTTGGGATAGCCGATGTTCTCCGAGGCGGTGTCATCCAGGATCGTAGCCCGGGACAGGTAGGCGTCCAGGACCTGGGGATGCTTGGCGTCGCCCTGTTGCTTGTTCATGACGAAGCGGAGGACGCAGCCGAGCTTGTCCTGTTCGGTTGCCAACAAAGCCCGGATCCACCAGATAGACCGGGCGATCTCGGCGCGGTCGGATTTCTTTTGGGTTTCATCCATGATACCAGGCTCCAAACAAATGCCCGTTGCTGAATAGCTGACAGGCTGCCACCAGAAGCCCGAGGCCCCCGGCAAACCATAGGCCCAGACCGATCACGATCTCAGGCCAGGCTGTCCGCTTCATCGGTTTCTCCCTACATCCACAGGCCCGTTGTCTTCGGGCGGGGCGACGTTCGTATAGCCGCACGCGGCACAAACCCGCCAGCCCGTGATCGGAGCCGGCGGGAGCCAGTCATGGACGCCCCGAAGACAGGATGCAGTCGCCCCAGTCGGGACGAAAGCTGGGGCCGGTGGTGTGGTCGAGGGCTGGGTCGGCAGATCATCAAAGTTGTCGGGGGGGAGGGTCAAGGCGCGAACACGCTCCCTTATGATTGCATCCCGTGAGTCCTTTGGGCCGTCGCCAATGATGGACAGGAGGTGGGGGGCGGCCAGGGCCTTCAACTCATTCAGGACCCCATCAAAGCGTGTCCAGTGGCCTTGGCGGTAAGCATCCAGAGCTTCGGCGATCTCAATGTCAATTGCCGGGCGTTCGTCAGTCATCGAAATTGTCCTGTGTAGGGATGACACGATAGTATACGTCATCAACGATCACGAATTCAGGATCTCCTGTATCAGGATCCCGGGGCGCGGGCAAGGGATCCTGGGGATACCAGCGCCAGCCCGTCATCGTCCGCCCATAGCGTTTGAACTTCGCCCCATCCTGGCGCGCCGCCGAATGATCGCGGGCGAGTTTCAGAACGGTCCCGCCGACTTCATCCGGCTTACAGCCAAGCTCCCGCGCCACCAGCCCCGACACAACTACTGTCGGGGCTGGACCGGGCAAGGCGGCCAAGACAACGGGAAGGGCGACCTCAACCCAGTAGCGTTTCTCGGCCGGCTTGAGATCGGCGAAGTGGGGAAGATCCGCGATCACTCCTAAGCATCCTTGAAAATGGTTAAGAACAATTTGCGTTGCTCCTCTTCTTCCGTCGTTCTGGCGTCGGCGTAGGTGGCGGCGTAGGTGGCGGCGTCGGCGGCGTAGGTGGCGGCGTAGGCGGCGTCGGCGGCGTCGGCGGACCTGGCGGCGGACCTGGCGGCGTAGGTGGCGGCGTCGGCGGCGTAGGTGGCGGCGTAGGCGGCGGCGGACCTGGCGGTGTAGGCGGTGTAGGCGGCGTCGGTGGCGGCGGCGTCGGCGGCAGCGGTGTAGGCGGTGTAGGCGGTGTAGGCGGCATTGGAGGGATTATCCAGCCAGGCTTGTGTCGCGTCCAGAGCCGCCTGAACCCGAGGGTCCGGGTTGAGGTGCGCAACCCGTTTCGCAACGGCCAAGGCATAGCGGACACAAAGATCCTTCCGGTCCAACTTCCCAGCCACCCATAAAATATTGGAAATTGAAAACCCGGCTTTAAGGGCCTGGATCGCCGTCAGGCTTTTGTGTTTCCCAAACAATGCCAGCCGTTTGTCCGCGTCACACGGATTAAGGGCCAAGAGTTTTGTGGGAGTGAGTTTCGTAGTCATATAAGCCTCCTATAAGTGTGCTATAGCGTGTGTATAGCGTGTGTATAGCGGGGTTCTATTCTGTAGGATCGTACCAGTGGAGACCGCCTCCCCGGAGAGGGACGGTCGTCCAAGGTGACGTCTTGGACAGAATTATTATCATGGATGAAATGGGATGTCAATAGGGGAGACAAAGAAAATCCCCCTGTAGCTTGGCCACAGAGGGACTAAAGTGTTCAGTCGAAATCAGGGCCTATCGCCCCAAGGGTTAGAACCCGATGGTCTCCAGACGGGAAACCAGGCCCTCGGCCCGCGCGATCCGCCCCACCAGTTCGATGGACGAAATACCCTCGAACTCGACCTGGCGGCCCGTTTCAGGGTCCGGGTTGCGATAGCCGGCCTCGGCCTTGCGGACGGCGCTCAGCCCCTCGTCGAGGGACCACAGGGTGTCATCGACGACGCGCCGCGCCGCCTCCAGATGGTCCCGCAGGACCTTGGCGCGGTCGATAGTGAGACCCGCGGTCTTTTCCGCCAACGTCGAGGCCCGTCCGAGCAGACGTTTGGCGTCGGCGTGGGCTTGGGCGGCGGCTTCAGGACCATAGATCACGGCCATGAGCTTTTCCACCTCGGCTCCGTTCTTCTTGACGGCGGCGCGGAGAACCGCCTTGTCGCCCAGATCGTCGATCATCCGATTGGCGACAAAGTCGAAGGACCGTTCGTCCTGTTCGGCGTAGGTCGAGGGAGGGATCACGATATTGCCGTCGAATTCAAGCTGGAACTTGGCCCAAGGCGTATCGGGATAGGACAGTTCCGACTGGGTATAGGTGACGGCTTCGGCGATACCGGCGTCGGTGTCAGCGAACGTCCGAACCGTAGTCCGAACGCCGTTGTCACTGAACAAGGTGATTTTCGACATTTATAGTCTCCAATTTTCCGCCGTCGCAGGATTGCTAGGGCGGACTTCGCAGGGACAATCCCTGGCTAATCCCCGCCGAGTAGCACACTCGACGGGGATAGGTCAAAGATTATAATGCCGGCTCCTTTCCTAGATCGTTGAGAGTGTCGGCTGGCTCCGCGTCCAAGGTTCCTTGTTGCAAACCCCATGCCTTGCGCCGATTGTAGCGTTTGAGGAGCACGGTCTCTTTATGCTCCTCAAGATATTCGACAATCGACGCGGACAGGGACGCGAGACCGATCACTATCTTGGCGTGTCCGGTCCAGACCGCATCAAAGGCCGGGCAGAAGGCTGCAACCAGATCGGCCGCGAACAGGATCAGGGCCGCATGGATAAAGGCCCATTTCATATGTCTGGCCGGATTGTAAACTAGGATCTGGACGGTTCATCGCGCACGATCTCCTTTTTCTGTCGCCGGATCGAAACCCAAGGCGATTGCAGCGGTGTCCCAGTCCCCTTGGAATTGGTCGGGGGTATAGAACTCCATCACTTCGCTTTCGCAAAGCTCTCGCCGCCAGCAATAGCCGCCAGCCGGACACGCGCCCTCGCCATGCTTGACCGGGCAAGGCGTGGTCATACGTTTCTGTCCCATGGTTATTCCTCCTTCCTCAGCCTCAAACGGCTGACTATAGGGCCACGCTATAGCCTGCATGGCCCTAGGGTCAAGCGTCTAGACGGCGATTATATCAGCCTCGCCCACGCGCCCGACAAAGAACGCCTTTTGATCAGGGAAGAATGGCTTAGCGATTGTCGCCAGGTCAGGCGCGTCGGACGATGCTACCTGATAGACGCGCACGGGCTCATATTGGATATTATCCCCCCCACGGCTCACATAGTCGCCGCTCGCATCGGCCCAAGCTCCGTTCGCTTCCCATGAGGTGAAGCCGCCAAAGCGTGCGGCAAGCTCCGCGCTGAATTGCCGATGCGCCCAAGGGTTAGGACAAGCGTCGTTGTCCTGCATGGGAATAGTGATTTGCCAAAGTTGCATGGTTCTATCCTTCGTTGATTATGGCTTGGGCTCTTGCTCGCCACATGGCTCGCACGCTCCAAACCGTTGCACGTTCGGCGCACTCAAGACAATGAGCGGCCAGTCTCAGACGCTCAGCGGTCAATGTGCGCCCCATAGGATCGCGCATTTACGATCCGATGCGTGAAATGCACATGACGGCCAGGGCGGTTTCGGCGAGCGCCCGGACTTCCGGCGTGTGCGGCTGATAGTCGGTCAGGGCCAAGCGGCCAGCGTTGTTGGCGAAACGCGACCGCGCGTAAACCCACGAGCCTTCGTCAGTGTCAATCTGAAAGTCGCCTTCGTCGTTGACGAAGTAGGTGTTCGGATAGATCATATCAGGGTCTCCCTTTGCTGATAGCTGCATGGTCGTTAGTCCTCTCAAAGCCCGTAATGGGCGCTATAGAAGACCAGGCTGGCGATCAGGGCAACCACGATCACATAGCTTATCGCAATTGCCCGGCCGCGCCAGTTGAGCTTGCCTGATGGCGTGCGGATGGGTTGCACGTATTCCACGCCAACGTCGCGGGCGTAGTCCGTTAGGTCTAAATCAGTCGCTTTGGTTCGCATATCGCTATCTCCCTTTGTTTCGCCACATTATAAGGTCGCGGGTTAATCGCAAGTTAATTTGCAGCCTCTCACGCTTTTTAAGCCGCACTATCATGCGCCAGCCGATGCGCTGAGCGCCACAGAGCCAATCGATTTATCGCTTATCAATGCCAACCATCCTGCTACCTGGTTGAGAGTGGGCAATTTAACACGCTCGCGTATTACAATTGTAAACCACAATTATCATCCGCACACGGATATAAGACACAGTGTCTCATAGCAGGTGTTACGTTATAACATAACAGTCGTGTTCCATGGTATACAGTATGCAAAGACCGGGGGTGTACGGCACCCGACCCCCGAGATCGCAATCGCATTGTATTCTATTCCCAATTTCATTCGTTCGCGTCGGTCGCCGACTTTAGAAACTTTGGTAAAAATTCCGGATCACGTTGGTCGCCGACTTTAGAAACTTTGGTAAAAATTCCGGATCGCATCAGTCGACGGCTTTGGAAATTTTAGGTTGACTCCAGAAGAACCTTCTGCTAGGTTTTAGCGTGCCCAGCCCCTCAGCCACAGAAGTCACCATCCATATCCCGATTGACCGGGAAAGCGACGGCCCCGCCATGTCCGCCCTGACGGATCTGCAGAGGTCCTTTGTGGCGGCGATGATGATGCTGGGACCATCCCTAGGGAGGGCAAAATCCGCGGCGGCGGCTGCAGGCTTCACCCATCCCGACCAAGCCGCCTACCAGATGATGAAAAACCCGAGGGTCTTGGCCGCCCTGAAGGAAGAAGCCGGCAAACGCCTGGTGGGGGCGGCCCTGGTGGGCGTGGACGTGATGCTGAAGATCGCGGACGACGACAGCCACAAGGATCAGTTCAAGGCCGCGAAGTACCTGGCCGAGATCAATGGGTTCACCGTCGAACAGAAAATCACCGTAGAGCATGTCAACACCGACCAACGCGAGGTCGTGCAGAGGATCATTGACAACGCCCGGATAGCCGGCCAGGATCCGGCTCCTCTCCTGGCGCTGATTGGCGTCGTGGATGCAGAGTTCACCCCCATCGTGGATAACTTCGATGACTGATCTGAACGCGAAGACAACCGACCCGCGGCACCTTGCCGAGAAGATGCTCGCCTTGGCCGACCTTGGCCACCCATACGCCGAGGAGTTGCGCGACACGGCGCGGCGGTTCCTGGCAATGATGGATGACTGCCTGGATCCCGATAAGCCAGAAGACTTCCGGCACGTCCTGGGGGCCTGGGCACGCTGCCGCAAACTCTACAACGACTGCTTCTGATGGAACCGACCGCGGACCAGAAGGCCAAGCTGGCGGCCCTCGACCAGATGATGGCGGACCTCGCCCTCCTGGCGAAGATGAAGGCTGACCATGAACTGAACAACGCCTGGCTTCTGTTCAAGCCCTACCCGAAGCAGGCTGCGTTCATCAAGGCAGGCGCGACATTCCGGGAACGGCTCTTGAATGCCGGGAACCAACTCGGCAAGACCATGTGTGGTGCGTTCGAAATGGCGTGCCACTTGACCGGCAAATACCCCGACTGGTGGGAGGGCCGGCGTTTCCTGAAGGCCCCCAAGTGTTGGGCGGTCGGAAAGAACGCCACCGTCGTCCGCGACGTTCAGCAATTCCTCCTCTGCGGGGAGCCGGCCGTCGAGAACAGTCTAGGGACGGGGATGATCCCGAAGGACCTCTTCGTCGATAAGCCGACCCGGTCTCGCGGCGTGAGCGATGCGTTCGACACGATCCAGGTCCAGCACGTCAGCGGTGGGATCAGCACCTGCACCTTCAAGTCCTATGAGAGCGGCCGGGAGGCGTTCCAGGGGGCAACCCTGGATGTCATCTGGTGCGACGAAGAGCCCCCGGAAGATGTGTATATCGAAATCCTGACCCGAACCGCGGCGTCGAAAGGCATGGTCTACATCACATTCACCCCCATGAACGGGCGGACGGCCATGTGGGACCGCTTCGATACGAAGATCACGCCCGACCGTTGCAGGGTCACGATGACCCTGATGGAGGTCGCCGAGATCCCCTGGAGCCACAAGACGGTCGCCGAGGCCGAACGGGACATCGCCAACTGGCCCGAGTGGCAGCGAGAGGCCCGCGCCAACGGAACCCCAACCCACGAAGGCGGCCGGCTGTTCCCCTTCACCGACGAGAGTATCAGCGAACCCCAGCTTCCGGTGTCGGCTATCCCGCACCACTGGCGGGCGATCTGGGCCTGTGACTTCGGGATCCGGCACCCCTTCGCCGCCGTCTTGATGCTGGTCGACCCGGACACCGACACCTACCACATCCATGAAGCCTTCCGCCTGTCTGACGCCCTTCCCCTGATCCACTCCGAGAAGATCAGGACGATTGCTGGGGCTGTCCCCGTGGCTTGGCCCCATGACGGCAACAGGCGCGAGAATGGGTCTGGGGAGCCGGTGGCGGCCCTCTATCGCAATCAGGGTCTGATGATGCTCCCCCAGCACGCCACCTGGCCTGAAGGTGGCTATTCGACTGACCGCGGCATTGTCGAAATGTACGGGCGCTTCCGCACCGGCCGACTGAAGGTGGCGTCCCACCTCGTCGATTGGTTCGGCGAGTTCCGGGAGTATCACCGCGACGAGAAAGGCAATATCGTCAAGACCAACGACGACCTCATGTCCGCCACCCGGATCGCTGTCATGTCGGCTCGGTACGCCAGGATCGAACCTATCGGCTCCGTCGTCAAGAACTACCGCCAACTGAAGAACCGAAACCAGGAAAGTGAGGGCCTGGCTCGGGGGCTCGATTATGACTTGTGGAACCCAACGGGATAGTCTAGCCTGCAGTCCCAATTCAGGAGTTCTCCATGCCCCCTATCGTTGTTGTCGTCGTTGTCTGGTTCTTCGCCGCGGGCTCTGTTCCGCAAATCGGGAAGGCGGAAGCCACTGTTAGCCTGTCCGAGTGCCAAGCCTTCGTCGCCGCGGAGGTCGCGAAGCAGGAGGCCAACCCGACCGTTCGGTATGCTGAGGGGCACTGTTACGTTCAGGGTGAAAAGGCGTGATCCTCAGTTCGCCTGACCTCTCTGAAGCCTACGAGGTGACGGTCAAACTGGCGGACTGGCTAGACCGGGTCGGCCATCACGGCTTGATCGACCCGGTCACGGGCGAGGTAATGGTTGCGGACGCAACGCAAATGGGATATCTTCTACGGTTGATGATCCCGTCGAATGTCTTGGGCAGTGCATGACCTCTGCAAAAAACCTGTCGCTGACACCCGCCGGCCAGGATCTTGGGCTCGGCGACGACCTGGCGAACCAGGTGAATGAGGAAATCCTCGCCCGCCGGAAAGCCAGCCTGCTCGCCAGCCAGGCCCAGCCTGCCGCCTTCGGCGCACTCGGCCTCGGCCCCAGCAAGACCCCCGGGACTGGCAACACGGGCGGCTACGCCTATGGCTCGCTGATGCAAAGCCAGGGCGGACTAGGGGCCTAAGATGGCGGATATGATATTCGCGCCCGCGGACGCCGTAATGAGCGAACGCGAAGAGAAGATCGTCATCGAGACGATGCAGGAGTTCTCCGAGGCGCAACTCTGGCGAAACACCACGGCCATGCAGTGGGAGGAGATCGCGCAACTGATCTTGCCCGCGTCCCGTAATACTTTCATGTACGGCTCCTGGAATTGGCCGGGTCAGAAGAAAACCGACCGGCAGGTCGACGCCACGGGCATGATGGCCCTCAATCGCTTCGGTGCGATCATGGACAGCCTTCTGACGCCGCGGAACCAGAACTGGCACCAACTCAAGTCCGACAACCCGCTCCTGCAGGCCGACCGGGACACGCGGCTCTGGTATGAGAACGCCTCGCGCATCCTGTTTTCCATGCGCTATGATCCGGTCGCCAACTTCTCTTCGCAGAACCAGCAGAACTACCAGTCGCTGGGAGCGTTTGGGACGTGTGGCATGTTCATAGATCAGGCCGTCAATGAGTGGAACAACCCAATCCCGAAGCTCCGTTACCGGGCGATCCCGATTGGCGAACTGTTCATCCATGAGAACCACCAAGGACAGGTTGACAGCGTCATCCGGTGGTTCCGCCTTACGGCGCGGCAGGCCCTCCAGAAGTTCGGGGATAAGGCCCCGGCGATCCTGCGGACGGCGTTTGAGAAGCACTCAGATCAGCCGTTCAACTTCCTCCACCGCATCGTTCCTCGATATGATTTCGAGCCCGGCCGCCTCGACGAAAAGGGAAAACCCTACGCTTCCTATTACGTCTCTATCGAGGGCCGCTGTCTCCTCCAGGAGGGCGGCTACCGCTCCTTCCCAATCTCGGTTGGCCGGTACGATCAGACCCCCGGGGAAGTCTACGGGCGCTCGCCAGCCATGTCGGTTCTTCCGGCCCTGAAGACCCTGAACGCCGAGAAGACGACCTTCCTCAAAGTCGGCCACCGCGCGGCGGACCCGGTACTTCTGACCTTCGACGACGGTCTCATAGACCCCGCATTGCGTCCAGGGTCCGTCAACAAGGGGGGTATGAACGCCGATGGCAGGCCCCTCGTCGGGGTGCTGCCGACAGGCGAAATTCAGATCACCGAGAAGATGATGGAAATGGAGATTTCCCTCGTAAACGACGCCTTCCTGGTGTCGCTGTTCCAGATCCTCACTGAGACGCCGACGATGACGGCTACCGAAGTCATCGAACGCACGAACGAAAAAGGGATACTGCTCGCCCCAACGGTGGGCCGTCAACAGTCCGAATATCTTGGGCCGATGATCCATCGCGAACTTGACCTCCTCATGAGCTTCGGCGCATTGCCGCCGATGCCAGCCCTCCTGCGTAGAGCACGGGGGAACTACGGGGTCAAGTATACGTCGCCCTTGGCTCGGGCGCAACGGGCACAGGAAGTAGCCGGCCTGCAGCGCACGATCCAGTCGACCCTGGAAATTGTGAACGCGACTGGCGACGCCTCTATCCTGGATAACTTCAATTTCGACAGATCAACCCGCGACACCGCGGAGATCCAAGCCGTACCGGAAACTTGGATGGCCACCGATGCCGAGATCCAGCAAAAGCGCAAGAACCGCTCCGACGCCGCGGTCCAACAACAGAAAATTGCAGCCCTGCCGGCGCAAGCCGCGATGATCAAGGCTCAGGCTGTCGTCCAGAAGGGAAATCCCGAAGGCGGCGGCGGAAATGGGGGTCCAGGTCAAGTTATGCCTGGACAACCGACGCAACCAGGTCCACAAAGCAGGCCCCAACCAGGTCCAGGAGGCCAATAGATGACCATGACTAGGAAGACGGACAAACAAGACGCTCTCGCGTACCTATGGGAGCGAGCCGCGTATCACTGGGACTACGTTCGGCACCTGGCCGAGAACCCGCTCTATTACAATCACCCGGATATCGTGCCGGATAGTATAGTCCATCACCTAGATGCCCTTCGTCTGATAAAGACGACTGCGCGGGCCGTCACAGGAGGCCAATAGATGACCAGCCACGTCAAAATCGGGCAGTCGCTGCACTACTTCAACCCGGCGATCCAACAGAAGATCGGCTGGACTGACGGCTATGGCGGCCGGGGCGCTGGCCCCTACCATTGCGTCTGCATCAACAATCTCGGCAGCGGCCTGACACTTCTGGTCTATTTCCCGGGCATGACCCCGATGCAACTCGACGCCATCCCGTTCGAAGACGACCCCCAACTGAAGGACAAGGGCTACTGGGTTTGGGCGGACCCCTTGGCCAAGGGCCGGTTCCTGAAGGCGCGCGAGCGCGACGCCGAGGAAGAGAAAGCCTTGGCGGGAATTCCAGCCCCGGCCCAGGCCCCAGTGAACTCCGAGAGCGGTCTCGATCCGCGAAAGGTTGATCCTGTCGCGTCGGGAGCGGCCCTGACGTGAATGTTTTCCCCGTAGGGTATTGGCCTGTCGTCAGCCTCAACGGGTCGACCTTGCGCCGCTATGTCAAGGGACATGACGGCAAACCCCACGTCACCCACCTGGCCGAGATCATGGAGCCGCTGGAGTATACGATGGAAGAGGTCATGGAAACCTTCCTGAACTCCCCGCCGTATGCGTTCAAGGCCGATGGGCACTGGAAGCCCACCCCATGACGAAAACCGTCACGAAAGCGGATTACGACCGCACCTTGGCCGAGCTTGCCGAACTTCAGCAAGCCTACAACATTTGCCTCGGGGCGGGCGTAGCGACATCCATGGTCTTAGAAGACCTGGCGAAATTCTGCAGGGCCGATCAGTCCTGTTTCGACGCCGATCCGCGTATCCACGCGGTACTTGAGGGCCGCCGAGAGGTCTGGCTCCGCATCCAGGAATATAGGACCCAAAAGCCCGAAGACATCCTGGTTAAACTGAATGGGCCGATCACTGTGACCGTGCCTGCAACAGAGGAAGATAACGATGCCTGATCCAGTGGATCCGAACTCGCCTGCCCCCGCGCCGGCTCCTGCCCCCGCACCGGCCTGGTATGCCGGCTATGATGACGCCACTAAGGCGTATGTCGAAAGCAAAGGGCTGGCCACCAAGACCCCGACCGAAGCCTTCGCTGCGGCGGCCAAGAGCCACCGTGAGGCCGAGGCCCACATTGGCACCCCCGCCAACCGCCTCCTCCGTCTCCCGGAAGATGGGGCTGCCCCGGAAGCTTGGAAGCCGATCTGGGAGCGTCTCGGTGCCCCGGACGACCCGGCCAAATACGACTTCTCCAGCGTCAAGTTCACCGACCAGTCCGATCTGGACCCGGCCGCGGTGGATGCCTTCCGCCGTATCGCCACGGACCTGAACTTGCCCGCCGCCGCCGCTCCGCGCTTGGCCGCCGAGTTCGTCAAGTTCCTGGAGAGCGGCGACGCGGCGGAAGCCGCTGATAAGACGGCCCAGCTTGTCACCGCCAAGGCCGCGCTGCAGGCAAACTGGGGGGCGAATATGGACAGCAACCTGGTCATCGCCAGGAATGCCGCCGCGGCCCTTGGGGTTACTCCCGAGGCTGTCGCCGCCCTCGAACAGACCATCGGCTATGAAAAGGTCATGGAATTGTTCCGTGTCGTCGGGACAAAGATCGGTGAAGACAAGTTCATTACCGGCGGTCCCCAGGGCTCCAATACGGCGGTCACGAAGGAAATGGCGGTGCAGGAGCTTGCCCAACTCAAGAATGACCCGGACTTCGCCAAACGCTATTTGGCCGGTGGTCTTGAAGAGCGCAAGCGGATGGACAACCTCCATAAGGTGGCCTACGGCCAATAACACCTGACTTTGATGGGAATGAAAAAGAAGTAGTTGACAGGCCCGTGGGCTTGTACTATCTTCACATTGCCTGGCCGGGCCGCGGGACGCAAACCCGCGGCGCGGGAGGGCCGGCCCCCGGGCGGCTGCGCGCCGCGGGGGCACCCCCTTCGCCTAACCTCCTCTGGAGAGGGCACCGCCTACTCGGCCCCCGGTTTCGGATACGGCCTCATAACTACTGAGCCCGTTAACCCGAAACAAGGACTTTCCCCGTGGCCGAGAACGCTGGTCTTCTGGACCTCTACACCACTCAATTCACGACCCTGATCGAACTGAAGCTGCAGCAAATGGGCTCGCTTCTGCGCGGCAAGGTCCGTGAGGGCTTCCACGTCGGCAAGATGGCGTCGCCCGTCAACCAAATCGGTGCGATCAGCCTGAAGGCCCCCGCCGGCCGTTTCGCTCCCCTGCAGCGCACTGACCCCGACTTCACTCGTCGGTGGGTCTTCCCGCAAGATGGCGAACTCGCCCAGTTGATCGACAGCTACGATGAACTGAAGACCATCGTTGACCCGAAGTCGGAATACTCCGACAACGCCGCGATGGCCGTAGGCCGGGCCTGGGACGACTGCATCATCGCCAACGCCTTCGCGACGAGCCAGATTGGCTCCGACGCCAACGGCCTGTCCGGCGAACAGTTCAATGCCTCGACCACGGTCGGCAACGTCGGCTTCTCGGTCCCCATCGCGTTCGGGGCTTCGGGCAGCGTCGGCCTCACGGTCGCCAAGCTGATCGAAACCCGCCGGACCTTCCGCCACTACCATGTGGACATCGAACGGGATCCGGTCACGCTGATCATCGGGTCGACCCAAGAGGCCGACCTTCTGAAGCAAGTCCAGGTCGTGTCGACCGAGTTCAACGACAAGCCGGTCCTGGTGGACGGGCGCGTCGCCCGCTTCCTCGGCTTCGACATCGTCGTGTCCGAACGTCTGCAGTTCACTTCCGGCACCTCGCGCAACATCATCGCGTTCGCGAAGACCGGTATGTATCTGGGCGTGTGGCGCGACATGACGAACATCGCCTCGCAACGGAATGACCTGTCGGGCCACCCGTATCAGATCTACACGGCCACGTCATTCGGCGCGACCCGCACCCAGCCCGGTAAGGTCGTGCAGATCGTCTGCGCCGACACGACCGGCGCGGACATCACGCCGTAAGCGCGGCTTAGGAAAGGGATAATCTCCGATGGTCGATACCGTCAAGTCCGCCTCCATCACTACGCTGGACGGCACCACCTCGCAACCGCCCGCCTCGACCCAGCTTACCACGGGTAAGGGCGCGGCCGGCGTCGCGCGGATCATCAACGACTACGTCTCGGCCACCGCCGCGGGCCTGGCCTCCACGTCGTCCACCTACAAGGCCGTCCGGCTCCCCAGCCAGGCCATGTTGAAGACCCTGGAGATCTCGTCCATCGTCGGTCTGGACAGTTCCACCGGCCTGCAGATCGACGTGGGCGCGTACTACAGCGACAGCACCGTGGACAACACGCAGCCGTCGCTGCAGGGCGTCCTGATTTCGGCCAACTGCTTCGCCGCGGCTGTCAACTTCGCCAACTCCAGTGTCGGCCAAAAGTTGGACGGCCTGCAGTCGCTCGACCCGAACCTTCGGACCTCGGCCCTCTGGCAGCAAGTCGGCCTGTCGGCGGATCCCGGCGGCTACATCGACATCGTTCTCGCCGTCCATACGGCGAAGTCGGGGACCGCGAGCCCGGGCAACATCAACGTCTCGGCGATCTTCGTCGACTAAACCCCTTGGGGCGGCTTCGGCCGCTCCGGGCCGCCGGCCAGGGACGGTGCCTCCCCTCCCCCTGGCCCGGCGGCCGAAGATTGGAGACCCTGAGTGGCACGTTCAGCCCATGGTGGCAATCTAGGCGCGGTCGTCAATAAGGACGCCTACCCACAAACGAAGAACGTCTATCACAAGCCCCTTGGGGCGGCGCTGGACGCCACCACCCTGAACGCGGATATCGTCACCCTGACGACCAATCTGGCAACCACCAAGACCGCCGCTGCGGCCTATGTCACCGCGTCGGCCCTGGTCGTCTCCACCCTGGCGACCCTCGTCGCCGATGGTGCGACCCCAACCCAGGCGCACGTCACCGCCGTCAACAACGCCTACACCGCCTTGGCAGCCGCCTACACGACCCTAGCCGCCGCCATCGCCGCCGAGACCACAACCTCGGTCGCCGCAGACGGCACGGCCTTGGCCACCGCCCTGAACCAGGACATTGTCATTTCTTATTCGTCGAACATCACCACCTACAGCCAACTGAAGGCTGCCGTTGACGCAGTCTTGACGGCGATGCGTGGTGATGGTACGCTGACGACCAATTCGTAAGGAACTCGCATGGCCTCCGTCTCCCTCTCCCTAACCGTCGACCAAGCGACCGTCCGCAACCCGGACAATGTCGTGACCGGCACCAATGCACCCGGCACCGGCGACATTGAGCTTCGCGTCAACATGGCGAAGTTCACTCAGATTGAACAGATCTGGCTCGCCCTGGAACAGTTCGACGACTATCTGAACGACAGTGGCAAGGGGCCGCTCGCTTTCGGCGTGCTGTAATGCGCGCTGGCGAACAAGCAATTTTCTTCAACAACGCTGCCGCGGGCAGCACGACCGCCTATATCCTGGGTGGCAAGTACCTGCTGGTCTTCGCCGGCACGGGCACGGGGACTGTCGACCTCTTCGCGACCGCCCTGGACGGGTCGCAAACCGCCAAGGTGGCCACCCAGATCACGGCGACCGCCGGCTCCCAGGTTCTGGACCTCCCGCCCGGGACCTACAAGGCGACCATCGCGACCTTCACCGCCAACTATCTGACGCTGACGCGCATCCCCGAGGAATAACCGATGGGTATTTTCCTGACGCCCGTCGATGTTGCAAACTCAGCCCTCGACGAAGTCGGGGCGGACCCGATTGTCGCCCTGACGGACAACACGAAGCGTGCTGCCGTCGTCGCTCGGAACCTCGATAAGTTGCGTCAGGCCGAGCTTCGGCGCAACGTGTGGCGCTTCTCCATCCGCAAGGCCCCGCTGCGTGCTGTAGACGTGACGACGATGTTCCCGGTCTGGGCGAACTACAACGCCGCCAAGATCTATATCGCCGGCAGCATCGTCACCGCGGTCGATACGCGCCCCTACATCGCCCGCGGCCCAGTGCCGCTCGCTACGCCCCCGGGCTCGCCCAACGAGGCGTACTGGGACCTGTACTTCGGCCCTGTCACCGCCAGCCCCTGGATCCCGGGCGCGGCGACCTCGGGTCCGAACCTCTGGAATAGCATTGTCGTCTACAACGTCGGCGACCAGGTCGTCGGCGTGGACGACAAGATCTACACCTCCCAGACCGCCGACAATGTCGGCAACAACCCTGTCACCGACGAGGGCATACACTGGGCCGCTACTGGTGTCCTTGGGAACACGGGTGGCTACTTTGCCGGGGAGTTGGTCTACGTCCTGAATGGCCTGACCCCGAGCGTTTATATTTCCCTGACAAACGACAATGCCGATAACCCATCCACCATATCGGTGTGGGATGCGACGACCACCTATTCCATCGACCAGACCGTGATGTCGAACAGTGTCACCTATCAGTCGTCCATCGACCTCAACTTCAACCAGACCCCGGTTGCGGCCTGGGTGTCTGGTACGACCTACGCCATGGGTGCCGAGATCTTGGCCTCCGACAACAACCTGTACACCTCGGTTGCCGGCAGCAATACCGGCCACAACCCGGTCGGCGATGCTGGGGTTCACTGGACCCTGGTCGGGCCGGCTCCGTGGGTCGCCACGCCCGGCACCCAGGCTGATGTCATGCAGGGCCTGAACTGGCTCCTCCTGGACGCCGGCATACGGTCCCTACAGATTGTCTATCCTCTGGGCTGCGGCCCTAGCTCACAGGCGTCTACGCGCAATATCTACCGCCTGCCGGCCGGCTACTTGAGGAAGGCCCCCCAGGACCCCAAGGCCGGCTCCCAGAGTTGGCTCGGGGCACCCAGCAATCTCAACTACGACGACTGGGAGTTCGAAGGCCAGTGGATCGTGTCCCGGGATGTCCGCGTCATTGTGTTGCGCTTCGCGGCTGACGTGGCTGACGTGTCGCAGATGGATCCACTATTCCAGGAAGGCTGGGCTCTCCGGGTCGCCGAGAAGGTCTGTGAACCACTGACCCAGTCAACGACCAAGATCAGCATTATCCTACAGAAGTACAAGGTGTTTATGGGCGAGGCTCGCGCGGTAAACGGGATTGAGGAAGGGTCGGACGAACCGCCCCTGGACGATTATCTAGCCTGTAGGTGGTAGGTCATGCCAGCGGCCTCTTACGTCCAAGACAGTTTCCTCGGTGGCCAATGGTCGCCGTACTACCAGGGTCGGTTCAAAGACGAACTCTACTCCTCGGCTATGGCGATATGCCAGAACACCATTCCGCTTGAGGAGGGTGCCGCCGCCCGCCGGCCGGGCCTGAACTACGCCGCCCACACCCGGGGCGGTGTGTTCGGCGTGCTCCGGGAGTTCCAGTTCAGCCAGAACCTACCCTACAACATCGAGTTCACTCCCGGGCATATTCGCTTCGTCTTCGGCAACAACCTGGTCTTGGAGCCCACCACCCAGCAAGTCACCGCGATCTCAACGGCCACGCCCGCGGTGATCTCGACGGCGCTTGACCATGGGTGGTCGACCGGCGACGAGGTGCAGTTCAACCTGCCGGCCGCGGCTACCGATGTTGGGACACACCTGCTCTACAATCGTCAGTTCCTGATCACCGTCATCGACGCGACCCACTTCTCCATCGCTGACAGTGTAACGACCATCTCCGTCCCGGGAACCTCTCTCGTCCTTGGCCCCTTGGGGACGATGGTGTCGCGGGTTCTGGACTTTGCTACCCCTTATGTTGCGGCCGACCTGCCGGGTTTGCGAGTGATCCAGGTTAATCAGGAGGGCGAGGAGAGTGTTGTCATTCTGTCGCAGGGCAATGCCCCCATGCAACTGAAGGCAATCTCGAACCCTGACCAAGCCTTCAATACCTTCGCAACCTTCCTCCTCACAACCCTCAACTTCATCGACGGACCCTATCTCGATCCGGTAGCCGATGGTGGTGTCGTGACCCCGAGCGCCAAGACGGGGGTCATTACGCTTACGGCCTCCTATCAATCCTGGTCGAGCATCGTCACTTACGCCCTGGCGGACACCGTCGTCTATTCGGGTGTCGGCTATATCAGCCTGATTGACAGCAACCTGAATAACGAGCCGGACGTGTCATCCGGCCAGTGGCAAGCGCAATCGCCTGGTAGCAGCGTCAGCCCAAGCGGCTTCGTGGCAACGGACGTGGGCCGCTCCATCCGCCTCTTCAGCGCGCCCGCGGCCTGGAGTAAGGCGACGGCCTATGCACTAGGGGCAACCGTTGAGTTCGACGGATCCTATTGGACGGCCCTGGTCGCCAATACCGGCAACCAGCCGGGCCTGGATGTCGTCAACTGGGGTATCGACACGGCGGCGGCAGTCTGGACCTGGGGTCGCATCCAATCGGTCGTGAGCACGACCCAGGTGACGCTACAGCTTCTCGGCGGCCCGCTCCTCTACACGACCGCTATCAATGTGTGGCAGGTCGGTCGTTACAGCGTGACGACTGGGTTCCCGTGCGTGGGGGTCTTCATGGAAGGCCGCCTCTGGCTCGCTGGCTATCAGTACCCGAACCACTATGACGCTTCCATGAGCAACCTGCCGTTCCAGTACAGCCCGAGTGGACCGGACGGCACCGTCGCCGACGACAACGGGATCAGCGAGACCCTGAACGACGACAGCACGAACCCGATCTTCTGGATGATCCCGGATGCCAATGGTATCGTGATGGGAACGCAGGAAGGCGAATGGCTAACGCAAGCCAGCGCCCTGAACGACCCCTTGACGCCTACCAGCATCCAGTCGAAGAAGGTCACGAAATATGGTATGGAGAACGTCGAGCCGCGGCGCTCGGGTATCACCTTCATGGTCGTGCAGCGATATGCCCGCAAGCTGCTGGAGTTCATGCTGAACGTCTATAGCGGCAAATACGAGGCTATGAACGTCAGCCTCAAGGCTCGCGACATCGCCACCAGCGGCATTGCGGAGATCGCCTACCAGCGCGAGCGCACCCCCATAGTCTGGGCGCGGATGAACGACGGCACCTTCGCCGGCATGACCTACAAGCGCGAACGGTCGTTCCAATCCAACGGCCCGACCTTCTTTGGCTGGCACGAACATCCACTCGGAACCGGCCGCACGGTGACGGCCCTCCAGGAAGGGGCGAGCCCCGGGGGCGAACTTGACGTGATCACAATCATCACCAGTGATGGCACCCCAACCGGCTATTGGATTGAGGTGTTGACGGACATTGCGGACGAGGAAGATACCGCCCTCGACGCCTTCAACCTGGATGGTGCGTGCCGACCCTTTGGGTCCCAGACCGCCACGGTCGACGGGGTCGACGGGATCTATCTGTACGGCTACTATTACCTGGCGGGCAAGACAATCCAGGTGTGGGGCGGCGGCCTGGATCTTGGCGACTTCACAGTCGCCGCGGACGGGTCGGTCTTTGTGCCCTTCGGAGCGGACGGGGCCTATACGGCTGGGTTCTATGGCGGCTACAGCCCGGCCCTGTTCACGCCGACCTACCTGGAACAACTGGCCACCGAAGGCAATGACTTCAACAACCTGGGGATCTTCGTGTCCAACGGAGAGCCGGCCGCTGTCACCGCTCCGAACACCGCCGGCATAAGTCAGTTCACCGGCAACACCTATCAGGTCGTGGTGTCAGGTGTGGCCTCCTCCTTCGTCGACTGGAAGAACAAGCTGTTCTATGTCCCGGGCGAAAGTTCGGGGTCCGTATTCGGCCTATCTCAGTATAGCATACCCGCACTCCTTCCGACCGGAGCCGTCAGCAACACCGCCCTTGGTATTGGTGTGGGACCAGGTGTCTGTGGCCAAGACGGCAACCTTTACTTCCGCTCGGATAGCGCCAACACGGGACCGTTTGCCAAGATCACTAATGGCTTGTCCTTCGTGTCGAGTTTCGGGGCTGACAGCAGCAATGAGACCTCCAGCCAGGCAGGCATGGCGCTACCGTACAGCATGTGTGCGATCTCCTGCTTTGATCAGTATGTGGTTCAGACGGGTCTCCTGACCGGCAATGCTGTCAGTGGGGGCGGCGGGGTGGAATTCGCGGTAGTCAACGGTACAACTATGGAGTTTCAATCATCCTACGGTGGGGATCAAGCCCATGGTGGGATTTGTGCTGGCAAGCAGACCAACGACGGGCGCGGGCACTATTACGGCGAAGCCTATTCCCTTCTCAATAACACCGCCTATTATGCTTCAAACGGCCCCTATAGTTCTTTGGGTGTGTCCTCCTTGAGCTTCTGGAGGGTGGCGTTGAACGTTACCGCGCCGAGCCATATCCCCACCATTGGTCACACGAATATCGCCACCATTACCCCTGTGGACATTGATCCGACCTGGTACGGCATTTCCCAAAGTCAGGGGATCTGTTTCGATCAGACAGACGGCAACGTCTTGGCCGTCGCTCAGACCAGCAATACGATTACGACCTGGAGCTATAACGGTAACGGCTGGACCCCGGGCTATCTCGTCGTAGGTTCGAACGGGCATGTCTACAAGTGTATAGAAGTAGTGGGCAATGTTGACCCTACTGGGGATGCTGGTGTTCACTGGACTGATCTGGGGGCCAAGGCCACAATTACGAATACGATCTACCTCTACAAGGTCAACAGTTCCACCGGGTCTGTTATGTGGGTCATCCCGCTCTCGGGGAACCCCGCGGACGATCAGAACTGGAACCAATCTCTGGTGCAGAATGGGCGGATTGCGCTGCTTTGTGAGGTCAGTGCTGACAATCAGAACGTCTACTGGATCGACACCATCGGGGGCACGATCATAACAACTACGGCTATTGAGGGATGCCTGCCCGAAGGTCAGCAAATGTGGGGTGCGAATGTCGGTCTGATCTTTGCGGTCAACTATGAAGACAGCGGCAGCCATCCGCCGGTTCCGCTGCCGGTGTTGCCAGCGACCGGCTCGTTCGAGAACTGCTGGGGATTCTTCGAGGCCGAGCCGATTACGCCAACGCAAATGTACGGCCCGTTCGTCGTCGGCTACACTTACACCAGCGAGGGCATGATCCTTCGACCCATCGCCCCGGAAGTGTCTGGCGCGCGAAATGGGCCGGCCCTTGGGAAGACGCGGCGCACGACCGACGCGGCTTGGCTCTTGCACAACACCAACGGGCTCAGCTTCGGGGTCGACTTTGACACGATGCGGCCTATGGAGTTTAAGGCCGGTGGTCCGCAGACCGTTACACCGATGACGCCTTTGCAATTGTATTCCGACGTGTACTGGGATAAGGTCGATAGCGACTACACCTTCAACTCCATGCCGTGCTGGCGTGTGACGCGACCTTATCCCGTGACCGTGCTCGCGGTCGAGGCTTTCTTGGAGACACAGGACCGCTGATGCCCGATCTGAATTTTGGACCTGCCGGCGTCGATATTGGCAATGAAGGTCAACTCGCCCAGGTCAACTCCGGTAGCTTGATGCAGTCCATCGCCACCTTCGGCGCGGGAACGCCGCTCGGGGGCGGCCTGGGGGTAGGGGGCATGAATGCCGGGGCTATCGGGTCCGGGGTGTCTGACCTCTTCCAGGCGGCCGGGGACGCGGCTGAAGCGAAGAACTACGCCTCCGCGGCGACCCTCGCCACCCAGAACGACGAGTTCACCATCCAATCGACCAAAGTCCAACAAAGCCAGGCCGCCCGGTCCATCTTCTCGACCATAGGCGCACAGAAGACAGGGGTCGCCGGCTCGGGGTTCACGGAAAGCGGGAGTGCCTTGTCTCTCCTGCAGAACTCTGCTAGTCAGGGGGCACTGACCCACCAGATGATTGGACAACAAGGGCTGATCACCGAGGCGGGCTACGCTGAACAAGCGAAGGCGTACACCACCATGAAGGAAGCCGCCAACACGGCCGAGACCGGCTCGGTCATCGGCGGCGTCTTTAATATCGCCGCTGGGATCTTGGGTCTCTGATGCCCGAGCTTCCCCAGTATAACGATACCCGAGATACCGAACTTCGCCCCTCTGAAGCTGGGATCGAAGCCAATGTCCAAGCCGGCCGCCGGATAGGTCAGTTCTATGACCAGGCCGGGGCGGACGTGGGTCGGGACATCAGCGGCATTGGCGAAGCCTGGGAAAAACATATCACCGTCAGTCAGATCAGCGCCCAAGCGTTGACCTATGCCAGCGGCCTGAACAGCCTCCAGGACCAGTGGCGGCAGATCACCAGCGCCCCGGACTTCGACCCAAACGATCCGACCGTTCGCCAGAAGTTTATGACGGAGCGGGTGGCTCCCTTCGTTCAGACTTTCCAGAAGGGCTACTCGACGCAGGAAGGTCAGCTTCACGGCGCGGAGCAATCGGCTGCCCTGATCCAGCACTTCAACGAACAGACCATCGGCGATATGTCGACCATCGCCGGGATCGCCGCCAAGCAGAACCGAATGAAGGAGAGCTTGTTTAATCAGGACACGGTCTACAACAACTTCACCGCGGTCGACACCGCCATCGGCTCCCGTCGCGCCAGCACCGAAGCCCTGATCCAGGGTCACAACTTCACGGGCGAGCAGGCCGCCCTCATGCGCTCTGAAGACGATGTCGAAGCCGGCAAGTATTTGATCGCCGCCTACAAAGGGGCGGCCGACCGCGCCATCGCCGATCCGGTAAACGGGGCCTCTACCCTCACCGCCCTCAAGGCGCAACTGGATAACGACAAGAGGTTCGGGCTCTACGGCGGCGGACGTGAAGGAGATACGGATAGCCAAGGGTCAATCAATGACTATATTGATCACGCCACTGAGGTCCAGGGCCGGGTGAACAAGGCCGCCCAGGAAACCCAGAAGGCCACTGCCGTCGCCTCCGCGGATCAAGACTATGTCAACCTGGCTGGTCAGATCCGCCCCTATATCAACGCGGGTAAGCCGGTGCCGCCGGACCTCCTCGTGCAGATCGACAAGTACGGACAGGCCCACGGCTCCGTCACCGAGGGTGCATCACACTTTGAAACATTGAGTAACATGACGACGTCCTCCATCGAAAAGGCGAACGACCTGACGATGCAGCAATCGGATCCCCGCGTGGTGTCCAGCCTTTATGCCAACATGCGCTTGGCCCCTGGCACTCCCGGCCGGCCGACCCAGGCTACCTTGGACGACGCCTATCATACCCAGCACACGATGTCGAAGACCGACTATGAACAGGCGTCGTCGGACCTGGAGCGCGGAGAACGCGACCCTGCCTATGAGGCCGGCCTGAAGTCGCTCGACGCCTGGATTTCCACGAACCTGAAGCCGAAATTCGGGTTCAAGCCATCAAGCGATTTGACTGCCGACGACCCGACGAAGGTTGACATCAACGGTACGGGCGTGCCACCTAACGCCTATACCGTCTATGCGGATGCGATCCGCTACGCCCACGAGGTCTTCATGTCGAATGTCAACGCCGGGCTGAACCCGAACCAGGCCCTCGACCGCATGACCAACGAGGCCGGTGGCCATAGTCTGACGGCCCACATGCCGTATTGGCAGGCCGCCTTGCGCTCCCCGAATGCTTCCCAATATCTGGGCGGCCATCCACAGACCGAGGTCGAAGGCGGTGGCACCACCCCGAAGAACCCGGGTGAAAGTCAGGCTGCCTACCTCAAGCGCATGGGGCTGTAATGCCTGACATCGGAGAAGCTCCAGACCCGACGCCGTTGTCAGACGGCGAGAAGTGGGAACAATCCCAGATGGCGGCCGGTGTTCCGGCTCCCGAGGTCCAGTCTGGCAAGGATGAACGCACGGCGGCCCTCCGCACGGGTGGTTTTACCAAGGATCAGATCGACGCCTACTGGGGGGTCAACAAGCCGACCCCGAAAGCGAATGCGGCCGGCAATTCAAATGTCGCCGCGGCTACCCAGGCGAAGCCGGACACGACGCCCTCTCTTCTGTCTGACCCGCTGCAGTACCTTGGCGCTGCCCTCGGGACGGCGACTGATGGCCTGAAGGCCCTTTCCCAGGGCTACGGCAACACGGCCTATGCAGCAGCCGTGGGGGCGCGTCAGACGCAGGCCGTTGGTTCCGCGGGTGCGGGGCTGGGAGAACTGAATGCCGCGTACGCATCGCCGGACCCGAGTGACCCCGAGGCGGCTCGCGACGCTTTCACGACAATAGGCCATCTGGGTATGGCGGCTTGGGATTTTTCATCGGCCGCCTTCCAGGAAGTTCTGGCAGCCCCCATGGCGGCGCTCGATGCCGGCGGTCCGGGCGCTGCCGTCTCCAAGATCCCCATTCCCGCTACGCCGGGCTTCCAGATCAAGGCCGGACCACTGGGGCAAGTCACAGTTCCCGCTGCCCCAGCCACCCACCTCCCACAGACCTGGACTGGCGATACGGTCGGTTTGGTGGCTGGCTTCGCCCTCGGCGGTGATCACTCCCTGCCGCCCGCCGCGATCCCCGAGGCCACCCGCTATACGGCGATGGAGGCTACGCACAGTGGGGAGTTCAAGACTGGCCCCGCGGACATCGTCCCCCACCATGTGGACGCCCCGGCATCACCTGTCGTATCCGCGGTTAAGGACGCCATCCCGACCCATGACGATTTCAGGATCCAAGCGACCCGTCTCATCGGCCATGGCCTGGATGTTGGGACGACGAAGCGGGTCCAGCACAATCTCGAACAGGTCTGGGTGAATGCGGGTATCCACCCGGCCGATGCCGTAGACATGGCTGAGCGTGACCCGGTCTATCGCGAGGAACTGTTCCACCAGGACATCGCGGGCAATCCCGTGACGCCGCATTTCCAGTCCTTCCGACCGACCGCCCCCAAACCCTTCGCCACCCCCAAGCCCGAGGAAGGTACAGCCCCCCTCGCCGGCTCCGTCGACGATGGCCTGACCCTGATGAAGTCGCTCGAAGCCTCGGGTGTGAACGCGGTTTCTAAGACCGGAGCCGAGGGCACCTATCAGATCGAACCCTATACGGCCAGGCAGTACATGGGCGCGGACTTCGACATGAGCACGCTGAAGGATCCGGCTGTCAATGCCCGCGTCGCTCGCGTCATCATGTCAGACCTCTACCATCGCTACCAGGGCAATCAGGAGGCCATGGCAATCGCCTACAACGCCGGTCCCGGCCGTGCGGACAAGTGGGTCGCCAACACCGAGGGCGCGGGTGTCCGCCTTGAAGCTGTCCGGGACAACAGCCTGCGTAGCGGCTGGCGCTACACCACCGTCGCCACCGCTCGTGACGAGGCGTGGATGCCGCTGGAGACCCAGCAATATGTCGCTCGGGCTCGCTATAAGCTGGGCGGCCATACGGAACCCGAGGGCGTTGTCCACGATGGCGGGCCGCACGTCACCACCCCTGACGGCACCACGCCCGTCCAGGGTGGCCTCCCGGGCGAGCGCGAGCCCTATGAGTTCAAAACGGCGGAGAATGGGGCCGAAGTCGATAGCCTAGGCATAGAGAACTCTATAGGTCAGCACCAGAAAGAGGAGCAGGACGAGCCAGTCATCGACCACGTCGACGTCCACACCGGCAAGTCCGTCTTCGAAGGCGAAGCCAGCGGCGGCGCGGCGTCAGCCTGGGGTCTGGACCGACCCTATGAAGATGCCGAGAACGAGGTTCTCTCCAACATTGGAGAACAAAGCGATCTCCCCGCGCCCAAGGGGCTGAGTGCCTACGACCGCTTCATCACCGCGGTCATGTCTCGGGTCCAACCGGCCAAGGTCCTGTCCGACTACCTACGCAACAACGATGAACTAGATGAAGCGGACTATGACCTCCGGGATGCCTTCTCCCAGGCGACGAAGTCCCCACAGCGCGCCCAGATCGCAGCCGGGGCTACCGAACATGGTGGCGGCGCGGTCGACTGGGATCCCGAGAAGCTGGAGTGGACGGTCAACCCGGAGATCCCCACGGCCCGCACCGCGGTCGCCAGCGCAATCAAGAACGGCGGCACGGCTCAGGGCCTGATGGCGTGGCTCCTGGCCCGCCGCACGATGGTCTTGGAAGTCAACCGCAAGATCAACACCGGCTTCAATGTCGGGGCTGCCTCCCGCATGATGGCGGATGACGGGGCTCGGGCCGTGTACCAGGATGCCGCGGATCAGTGGGATGCCTACAACCATAACGTCCTGAAGTACGCCGTCAAGTCTGGCTGGAAATCTCAGGCCGAGGCGGATGCCATCGAGAGCGCCGGGGCCTGGGTGTCCATGCGCGCCCTTCGCGGCGACGAACAGGGCTTCCGGCTGCCTGACAAGGGCTTCCTGATTGGCAACCCCTTGAAGCGGATGCGCGGGAAGAACGGCCAGATTGTCGACTCTCTGGTGGCGTCGCTGGATAACAACGCCCAGATCTTCCGCTCGGGGGACATCAACCTGGCCACCCACCAGTTGATCACCCATGCTGAGGCCGACCCCGAATTCGCCGCGACCTATGGACTGCGCAAGGTTGGAACGCCCAAGCTGCCAGACCGCGACGTCATAGACAACGCCCTGAAGGCATATGGCTTCGACGAGAATGACGAAGCGGCCATGAACAAGGCCCGCGAAGCGTTTGGCTCTATCATTGGCGAACGCGACGACGCGAAGCTTGGCCCCATGCAGTTTGCCTACTACCGCAACGGGGTCAAGGAGATCTGGGAAACCTCCGCTCCCGAAGTCGCCAACATGATCAAGGGGGCGTCGCCGATCCAGGCCAACATGATCATCCGGGTCGCACGGGATATATCCGCTGTCGTCCGTATCGGGATTGAGGCCCCAGTCGACTTCGCCATCCGGGCCTTCGGCGGGCACCAGATGATCCAGTGGATGAACAATCGGAACCATCCGCCGCCGTTTATCACCGGGTTCACTGGCCTCCTGAAGACCATGAACATGCATGACCTCGCGCTAGAAGCCATGGCCAACGGGTCGATGGGGACATCGCTTGTCGATATGGACAAGGACACCCTCTACGACACGATGTCGAAGGTCTTGACCGACAACGGAACCCTCAACCATGTCACGAACGATGTCGGTCAATACAACGCCAAGGTCCTGAAGTTCAGCGAAGACAAGCCCTCCATCATCGAACGCGCCGAAGGCGTCGGGAACGCGATTAAGAACAGTCACCTGTCCCCTATCTGGCTCAGCCGGGCTGTACAGGAACGCCTCGACCAGGGCAACCGGGTAGGGCTGTACGCCCAAGGCCGGGCCAAGGGGATGACAGGGGCCAAGGCTGGATCGAACGCCGCGGAGGCCGGGATCGACTACACGAACGGAGGGGCGAACGCTATCATTTCCATGTGGTCATCCATGGTCCCCTTCATGCGTCCGAGCCTCCTGTATACCGAGAACGCCCTGGCTTCGATTGAGCGCAACCCCGCGGCCTACGCGACCTACGCCACTATGGCCGTAACCCTGCCGAAAATCGCCCTGTTCGCCATGAATATGTACGCCGACAGCATCCCTAAAGGTCAGCCCGGCTACATCCCGGAGGCGGACAAGTACCGCAACCTTCCCAACTGGGAAAAGCTGTACTACTACATCACCCCGCCCATTTTCGGGCAGCGCCTCAAGCTGCGGATGCCAGCGTTCGCCTCCTTCCCTTTCGGGGCAGTCCCGGAGGCAATGATGCAGACCATGTGGGAACACGACCCGGTCAAGTTCATGGATAGCTTCCAGGCGTGGATGCGCGACACAGTGCCGCCCCTGGTGCCGCCGCTCCTCCAGGAGCCGCTGACGGCGATCAGTGGGTTCAACATGGATACCTTCCAGCCCCTGGTTCCCTCGTCGTCAGCCAATGCCTTCGCGGAGCTTGAGCAAACGCCTTCGTCGTCGGTCGCCGCCAAGGCACTCAGCCGGATCGTCAGCCCTCCGCTCCGCGCCATGGGGGTTCCCCTGAAGCTGTCCCCCATTGTCATCGACCACCTGACCAATGGGTGGCTCGGGGAGAGCGGCCGGGCTATTGACCAAGCCGTCAATGCCGCGGCGCACCGCCCCGGGCCGCCAACCGACATCGCTGACATCCCCTTCGTCCACGGGTTCTTCCTCTCCCACCCCGGCCTGAACGGTCAGGTCCTGGACGACTACTACACCGAGAAGGCCAAGTTCGATGCTCAGCTTGCGAACAAGCAGGCAATCAAGAAAGAACGGACGGTGGACGCCAACCCCACCGAAGATCAATCCATGGTCCCGGACGCCGAACGCTACTCCAACGCGGAGAGTACGCTGAACAAAATCTCCAAGGTACTCGCCCGCCAACGGCTGGAACTCTGGGCCATCAACGACAGCCCTACCATGTCAGCCGATGAGAAGCTGACACAGGGGACGAACATCACGAACTACACGATCCAGTTGGCGTACAATGCGACTCAGCAAATGCGCGCCTTTGAAGTCAGGCACCCGGCCCACTGATGTCCAAGAACATTGTCCCGCGCCGCTCGACCCAGCAAGTCCCCGCGGGCTATATCTGGGGTCGGCTCCCCGGCACCGGGACGGGTCCCGTCCAGCTTTTGAACCTCCAGGATCTCGACAAGTTCGGGATCGCTTCTAAGGCTGTCGCCGCCAAGGCGGCTGTCGTCCATGGCTTCGGCTTTTCGATCAGTGGTCGACCTGGCGCGGGCCAGATCATCGGGATTGCCAGCTTCCCCTACCAAATGACCTTCACCAGTGGCGATCCGGGCGACGTGGTGATCGCGACGGTGGCCGCTACCAGCACGGCTGAATTCGATGTCCAGACCCAGGTTGGCGGGGTGTGGACAACGATGGGTACACTGATCTTTGCCGCGGCGGGAACCACTGCCCCAGTCGCCTTCACGGGCGGGGCTTTCGTCTTACCCGCCGGTCAGCAATTCCGTCTCGTGGCCCCGGCCAGCCAGGACGCCACGCTGGCCGATATAAGTGGTCGGGTCGTAGGGGTGGCAGGATGAGTGGCCCTACTGTTGTTCAATTTGCCGCCGGCTCCAATTCGGGGGCGGGTACAATGGCGGCGGCATTTGGGTCTGGTTTCGCCGCCAATGTGATACCCGGCAACGTCTTGGTTTGTGTCGCGGGGACTAGTAATACAGCATCGGTCTCTACTCCAACCGCAGGCCAAAATGGGTGGACAAATGTTGCCTCTAATAATCAAGGTGGGTCTGGCCCAGCCATCCAAGTTTGGGTTCGAGAGGCCGTATCCGGGGATAATAAGACCCCGACTATGCCCTATACTTCTGGCCCTAACAGTGCCCAGTACGGTTCCTTCAATTATTTTGTGGCTATGTGGGAAATTACAGGATGCGATGTTGCGTCCATAGTAGATAAAGCAGAAGGTGGTGTATTATCGGCTTCAGGAGGTACAACTACAAACCAGACTTCTAGTAATGCAAATGACTTGGCTCTCTTCGCAGCCATGGTTTACACGGGTGCTATAACCCCATCAGGTGGAAGTCCGGGGTCTTGGACAACCGATGATAATACAACCCGTGTTAGTTGGGCTTTGAGTTTTGATCATCAGGCCGTAGCCTCCAGTGGGGCCACCGTCAATTTGACTATTGGGGCTACAGGCTCCTACACTCCAAGCTATATTCAGGTTCTCCTTAATCCCTCGGCTGGAGCGCCGAGTACGGAGACCGGCACCGTTGCCATGGCCCTTGGCAAAGCCACCTTCGCCGCCGGGGTCGCCCGTACCGAGGATGCTGCCACCTCCTTGGCCCTGAAGGGGGTAAGTTTTGTCGCCGACGCCGTGAACGTCAACGAATATGGAGCGGTCAGTTTAGCTCTCGGCAAAGCTACCTTGCGGGTCAACACCGTAGACGTAACTGCCGAACCAGTGCTTGTGAACTTTTACACCTTCTGATAGGATACGCCAATGACTGCCACCCCCATGATCTCCGTCGCTGCCGCCAAGGCTGGCCTGAACGCGATCACGGCGCTATTCAACAGCTATTACATCAACATTTATACCGGAGCCCTTCCGGCCAACTGTGCCGCCAGCGAGGCCGGAACCCAACTTGCGGCCCCGCAGTTCGGCGCTACCGCGTTCGGGACGGCAGTCGATGGGACCACCACGGGGATTATGACCTCGACGGCAAACGCCATTACATCGGACACGAACGCCGACAACAGTGGAACCGCCGGCCACTTCCGCTGCTCCTCGACGGATGGTGGCGGGACGGTTGCTGCACAGGGAACCTGCGGCACGGCGACCGCGGACATGATCTTGAACACTACGTCGATCACCGCGGGCGATACCGTGGCGATCACCTCTTTCACAATCAGCCTCCCCGATGGGTCAGGAGACGACTAAGATGGACGCCAAGGTAGCTCTCGTCATCCGTCCCAACGGTGACATCCCGTTCGATGACGGACATCCGCACAAGGCGGTCATCCTCGGCGAACTCGTGGCCAACGGTCACACCCTTAATATTAACCCGGAGACGGGCAACCACCGCATCGTCAGCGGCCCGTTGCTGGAACATGCCTAGAGTGACGGCCCCCGCGTTTACCATTCCGGGTCATGCCTTCTCCGTTGGGGCCGTGCTTGGGACCTTCCTAGGGTTCCTGCCGCCGACCCTCGCGGTTGTGGCCACCGCGCTCGCCATCCTGTTTTACTTGGTGCAGATCTGGGAGAGCCCGACCGTCCAGACGTGGGTCAAGGGGCGCGAGTTCGTCCGATTGCGACAGCGCCAGATCGCAGCGGCCAAGAGGCTTGCTATCAGCCAGGCGGCCCAGGCGAAGGCCCTTAAGGTCTGGCAAGACGCGGAGGCCGCTGCCCTAAAAGTGTCAGAGAAAACCGCTATACAGGATGCCGCGCCTGTGTTACCGTCCTCCCCTCTGACACCCCCTCTTTCATAGGTTGCTCCCTCATGTCCGTCACCCCCACCCCAACTAAGACCCCTTTCTCAACCACGGCGGCCGATGATGCCAAGGTTGTCGAGAACGACCTGTCTCGCTTCCATATCAACGGTTGGCTCGCCCTGGCCCTGGTCATCGGCGCAAACGTCGTGGGCGTCCTGCTGCACGTCTAAAGCGCGCTCCAGGACACGTTAAGTCGCTTAAGGCGCACGATAGCGCACATTCCAGGAAGCACACGATAATGCCCTCGACCCGCGAAGCCGCCCTCGCCCTCTGTCAGACCCTCACGCCCCGGCTTGAGGGCTGTACGCTGACCGCCATCGCTGATCCGGTGCGTGGTTGGGCCGTTCCGACCATCGGCTACGGTCATACGCGAGGTGTGGTCAAGGGGCAGACGATCACCCAGGATACGGCGAACTTCCTCTTGGGCCAAGATCTCGGTGATGCTGCCGACGAACTGGAGAAGGTCTGCAACCTAGCGGCCCTCGCCGGGATTGACAGTCACCAACGCGCCGCCCTGATCGACTTCGTCTTCAATCTCGGGGCTGGTCCCTCCTGGCAGATTTGGAAAGACATCAACTCCGGGGACGACGGCGACGTTACCAAGCAGATCATGCGCTTCGTCAATGGCGAGATCGACGGTAAGGAACAGGTTGTCGAGGGTCTGGAACATCGTCGACAGGCCGAAGTTGTCTTCTGGAACACCGCCGACGAGAACGCCGCGGTCGCCGTCACACAGGTCGCCAACGCCGTTCCGGCCCCAGCCAGCGGCTACACCCGCACCATCACCACTAACCCCACCCCTGTCGCCCCGCCGCCCCTGGCGAACGTAAGCTTGGCCGCCAAGAGCCTGACTGTCGTCGGGGGGATTGCGGCTGCAGTTGGCTCCAACGCCCAGCAAGTTCACGACATCATCGCCCCGGCTGCTGACAGCGCCCCGATCTTCCAGACCCTCGCCACCGTCGCCATCGGCGCTGTTGTGGTCGCCGGAATTGTGGGGCTGTTCATCCATGAAGCTCAAGCCCAAGCAAGGAAGACTTAAATGTCCTTCGAAGCCCGTCATCCCCGGCTCCTGATCATTCTCTCGATCCCCCTTACGGTCGCAGCCTACATGCTCGTCGCGCCGACCGGGGCCGCCACCGTGATCTTGGGTGGGCTGGGGCTGCAGCACCTCCTGGGTCACTGAATGTTTGGGCTCCCAACATGGGCCTGGCAGGTCATCGGCTACGCCGTCATCATTCTGACGATCCTCGGGTGTGGCATGAAGCTCATGTCAATCTGGGACGCTGGCAAGATCGCCGGCTATCAGAAAACTATCGCGACGGGTAAGGCCCAGGTCGCGCAAATTGCCGCCGTGACCAAGACCATCACCGTCGCCGATCAGGCGAAGGAGGCAACCGCCCAGACGGTCATTGTCCAGCGGACCAACACGATCACAAAGGAGATCCCCGTCTATGTCTCGACCAGTCCTAGCCCTCCTGTTGGCTGTATCACTTGGGGTATGCTACGGCTGCACGACGCCGCAATCCTCGGCGTTGATCCAGGCAGCCTCGGCGACCCCACCACCCAACCTTCTAGCGCCTGCTCGACCGTTGCGCCCAGCGTTTTCCTGGACACAATCACCGAAAACTACGGTGCCGCCAACCAGAACTCCGAGCAACTTAACGCCCTCATTGCCGACCTCCAAGCCCGCACCGCCGCCATCGCTGCTGCAGCGGGTCAAAGCAGCCCTCCACCTCTAGTCTCCCTACCGCACTTGTAGGGTCAGCCTGAAAGGAGTATCTTCGTGCGTATCGACATCAACCTGAACCACAACCTCAAAGGAGAATTTCTCTTGTCCATCAGTTCAGCTTTCCAAGCCCAACTCGACCGCCTGACCGCCTTCATCGCGAGCCAGGACAGCACCATCGCCACCCTTAACGCCCAGGTCGCTTCTCTCGAAGCCGCCGCCAGCGGCGAGAGTGGCCCGGCCCAGGACGCCGAAGACACCGCCGCCCTCTCGTCGGCCCTGGACAGCGAAAGCGTCCCGGCCGCCGGTTCCGCGGGTGTCTCGACCTCCCTGGCCGGTGTCTCGACCTCCCCGGCCGGTGTCAGCACCAGCGTTGCGGGCGTGTCCTCCTCGGTTGCCGCCGTCAACGGTGCGACCGAAGGCTAAGTCCTTCGCCAGCTAGGCATAAAAGAACCCCCGCCGGATCACTCTGGCGGGGGTTTTCGTTGTCCGAAATAATAGGTACGTTTCGGTCAGCCGCGTTCGGCCTCGATCTCCTTCTGGAGGTTCGCCAGCGCCCGCCAAGCGACCTTGGCCGAGTGGCGAACACCATCAGTGTCGAGGGTGCCGGCGTCCACCAGGTGACGCGCGAGGGCGTCCTTCTCGTCGCCGGACTTCGACCGATCCCAGTGCAGGGGCGAGCCCGGATTATGCTGATCGTTGCCGATCTTCGATAGTTCCGCAACGGCCAGCAGGGCGTCGGGGAAGTAGTCGATGCAGCCCGAGAACAGAGGGGCGTTCTTCCGCGCCGCGGCGTCACCGATGCGATCCAGGGCAGCCCGGGCGATCTTCCGCTCGTTCTCGGAGATCTGACTGACCGGGCCGTTCTCACCGCTCGGGATAGGCCGGACCACGGGATGGTCTATGATCTGGTTAACCACCGCATAGTCGTTGCACTGGCGCTGGCACGCGATGCAGTTGCAGTCCGCCTTCAAGAACCAGTGACTATCCATGGACTAGTTCCTCCTTGAATGTGGACACTCCATCGGCGTCCGTTGTGATCAGGTCCGTCTGGTTGACCCAATGCAGAACCTTGAACTTGTCGAGACACCAGAAGCCCCAGTCTCGGCGCTTGGGGCCGGTCGTGAACTGGGTCATCGTGTAGCCGTCCACAGACCGCAGGAGAAGCCTGTGGGCCTCTTCCGCGGCTCGGTGGATGACCTGCCCCTCTGAGCGGCGCACGGTCTCCACACGGTCGTATGGAGGCCGGCGCTGGAGGATCTCGTCATAACCGCCAGACAGGATGACGGAGGTGTTGTCCCACGGATGATCATGCAGGGGCCGCTCCGGGTCGTCGGAGACCTGGATATGGAAGTAGACATTGGCCTCCGAGTTCCGCGGGATGACGTGCCAACGGTAGAGGTACGGCGCACCATCCGGGGCGATGACCAGATCCGGCTCACACAGGCGGTCGTAAGTGCCTGTATATTTCAGGGCCAGCCGCATGTGTTCCGGCCGCAATACGAACGGGTCAAACGTCATATGCTTCTCCTTAATCGGGGGCCAGGCTCCACTCGACCCAGTTGTTGCACTCCTTAGCAGAATGGGGCTCGTCAAGCAAGACCTCCCAGCGTGCCGTTATGCCATGTTCTGGGTGAACAAAGAAGAGGGCCTGGCTGGGGACGCTGTAGGGGGCGCGCATCGCCAGCCGGGCGTACTCGTCGTAGCCCTTCAGCGCGCCGTTGACGATGCCGCCGGGCAGCCAGAGCATCTGGTGCCAGTGGCCCATGACTATCGTGTCGAAGTCGCGGCCGATCTGAGCTTCAGAGCGAGCGACCTTAAGTGAGCCGCGCGTAATTGGGCCGATAGCGCCAATAATGCCGTCTCCACCCTTGACCCCAAGGCTGTCCCCGTGGGTAAGAAGGAAGCGGTGATTGTAGACTTTGAAGTAAGCATCGGTCTCTCCAGGGATCAGAAATTGGATGCGCTTGTCCTTGCGGAAGTGGCGCTCCAGGCTGCAGTAGATATTCCACTCGTGAGAGGTGTAGACCCGCCCCTTCATCCGCGGCTTGCGGCTGGCCCGGCCGTGGTTGCCGACGACGCACGGGACGAACACGCGACCAAAAGTATCGGCCATGCGTTCAAGTGCTGAAGCCAAAAGGTCGGTGAGGTCGTTGATGCATTGCTGGGTGGTGCGATCATTGGTCGCGAAGAGTTCTTCATGGATGTCTCCAGAGAGCATGTCCCCACCCAGCATGATCACGATGCCGGGATAGTTTTTCTCAGCGACGCCCATGTGGTTGAAACACAGGTCAATGGTCGTGTCCACCAGACGTGTGATCCGAGCCGCGGCGATCTCGGCGTTGAACTCGTTGACCCCGCCGACCTCTTCCGGCCGGACAGTCTCGCCGTAGTGCCAGTCGGACCAGATGGTGCAGGGGATCCCGCGACTACCCTTGGATTTTGCCTGCGGAATGATCCAGGCCGGCGGTTCGGGCGAACGGCTGGCGAGGTTGTAGATCTCGGTCCTGATCTTCTCGGCGGTGTCGTTCTGTTTCTGGATGGCCTTCAGGTCGCGCTGGGCCTGGGACAGGGCAATGCGGAGCTTGGCCTCCTTGTCGAGGACCGGGCTCGCCGCAGTAAGGCCGCGCAGCGTAGCGAGGTCAACCCTCTTGTTAACCGTCGAGGCATTGATCCCGAGAACAACGGCCGCCCGGCGGTTGGAGCCCAACTCGGCCACGGCCTTTAGGGTTTCGACGATCTCAGCGTCGGTGGTGAATTGTTGAGCCATGGTGTCAGGGTTCCTTTGTCAACTGGCGCTCGGCCATCTTGAGTAGGCAAAAGGCGTCGGCCTCGTGCTCGTTATCGCCATTGTAGCCGAGGAAGCTCGCGGCTGCAATCATGTCATCCTTGGATGCGCGACCGTTTCCCGTCGCCCACTTCTTGATCTCGCTATCAGTCCAGTCCATGACGGCTGCACCAGCGTCATGTGCCGCGGCCTCCAGGATGCCCGCCATGCCCCACAGGAGGCGCGTAGCAGCTTGGCCCCGGGCAAAGGGCTGGCTATGCACCACGACATCGGGCCGGGCGTAGCGGAGGAAATCCAGGTGGGGGCGCAGGGCCGCCAGAACAGCCGGCCGCTTCAGGGCCAGCTTCGGCTTCGTCCGGTTTGGATTGAGGTCGACGTGC